AGCAAAATTATCATGGTTAGATAAATTCACCAAAAATGGTAAGACAAAGATAAGTATTGAATTTGCTAGTAATGAAAATAAAAAACGTTTTGAAGAAGATTTAAAACTTTCAGATGAACAATTAAAACTTGTAGCAAAAGCAGTTAAACAACCTGTTGAAAAAGTAGAAAAAGTAACTACAGGACAAGAAAAAGTAACTGAGGAAGAATTAAATGAAGTTGCAATAACTACTGTTGTTACTATAGTAGGTTTAATTCCTATAATGATGGAAGCTATAGGAGGTTTATCTAATTGGATTGCTCGTAATACTGGAAAAAATAAAGCAGAAATTGCTCAATTAAAAAAATTTAATGCTAAAATAGAAGAAAAAGAAAAATTAATAAAAACATTAGACAAAAAAGATGATAAAAGAGAGGCTAGAGAAAGAGAAATATTAAAAAAATTAATTGAAGAAAGAGATAATATATGGGGATCTGATTTTGGCCAATGGATGAAACACAAAGCTCACAAACTTCATAGTGCATATGTTTGGCCTATTAAAAAAGTATTAGCGGGTATTGCATTTTTTACAAAGAAAGACGCAAAATTAAGAGATTCTAAATATAGAGAAAAAGTAGCTAATGTTTTATATGCTATTACAATGGCAGGAGTAGCAGGAGCAGGTATACTTTCTCATTTAGGTCATCTTTCTGGAGTAGGGAATGTTTCTATAACTATTGCTGATATGATAAAAGAAGGAGCAAGCCTTAAAGATATATTTGAAGCAGTTTCTAATGCAATTTAATTATGGATAGACTAGAAAAAATAATTAAAGAGGTTCTTACTGAAAAAAAGAGTAAGAGAGACAGATGTTTACGCATTGCTGATCGTAAATTTGACAAACCATCTGCTTACAAATCAGGTGCTGTAGTTAGATGTAGAAAAGGTAAGATTTGGAAAGGATTAAAAGAAGAACAAATACGTGATGTAATTAAAGAATCTTTACGTGATTGGTTTAAAAAAGAAAAATGGGTACGTATTAATACATCAGGCAATATAACAGGAGCTTGTGGTACAATGAAAAAAGGTAAAGCTACAACTCGTTGTTTACCTAGAGCAAAAGCACAATCATTAACTAAAGCTGAAAGAAAATCTACTGTAGCTAAAAAAGTTAGAGGGGGTAAAAAAGGTAAACAGTTTGTAAAAAATACTAAAAAAGCTCAATATAAAAAGAAGTCTTGAAACCCTACACTGATATAGAAGTTACAGATTCCTATATTATTCGTGAATTTTCTGAAAATATAGACCCAATAGAATTGTTATGGCATCGTGATGATGAAGATCGAACTTTAGAAATCCTTGGAAAAACAAATTGGAAGATACAACTTGATAATGAGTTACCAACCTCATTAAATGATCCTATATTTATACCAAGACACCATTGGCATCGTGTTATAAAAGGAGATAATAAATTAAAATTAAAAATATATAAAAAGTGATATTAGATTGGAAAAAGTTTGTATTACGAAGTGATATAAGAAACTTACCTTTAGAGGAGCAGAGAAGGAAATTTTTAAAAGAACAGTTATACCATGATAATCTTATAAGTGAACAAAGACAAAAACAATATGAGTTTTATATGTCTCAAATGGGATCTAATGGTGGTGCTGGAAGTTCTGGTGGATTTATAGGACAAGCATCTGATGGTCCTTTATCAGGAGCAACAGTAGTTAGTAATGTTGGAACAACAACTACAAACACTTTAGGTATATTTACTTTACCCGAAACACCCTCAGGAGAAATAACAGTAACAGGTGGAACTGACTCTATTACAGGGGTAGCGTTTACTGGAGAGTTAAAAGGGTTTCCACAATACAAAACAATATCTCCATTAACTACATTAGCATTTCATCTCAAAGAAGAAGACGTAAACCTAACCGCTGACACAGCTATTGATCTTTTATTTGTTAGCTCAAGCACAATATTTGGAATAGAATTAGCTGAGGAAGATAAAGATATAATGCTTAATAAAGACTATGTAGCTGAGTCTGTTTTAAACAACAACCAACAAGCTGTAGCTGCTCAATCAATAGCAACATATCTAGAGAGTGTTACTGAGATGGTAGGTAGTGCAGTAAAAGGTGTAGATCAGGAAGGAAACTTTACAAACAATAACGCTAAAGTACAAGGATATAAATCTATAGCTCGCCAACTTAGAGATACAAGAGGTGCTAAAACTGCAATTAATCCAGAGACATTATTTGAGAAAGTTACAAAACCTGATGGTTCATCTTTTGAGAGACTAGAGAAGATTGAAACAGCTACTCGACAAACAATCAAATCTCAACTAGATAATGTTAGAATTCAGCTAGACACATTAGCTCGATCTCAAGCATTTACTTCAAACTACCTCACAACACAGATTCAAGCAATCAACAGAGGTGTAAAAAAAGATTATGTTGAACAAACAACAAACTTAGTACAAGGTCGAGCAAGTAGTTTTGATAATATAAATACTATCATCGCAAAGTCTACTGGAAGTCTTGCACAAATTGAAGATGGTAAACAAAACGACACTGATGCCACAAACTCTAAACGACCACCAGCGGAGAGATTTCTAATAGGAACGCATGGCGAGGATCTCACAATAACCCAAGAAGAAAAAACAGACAAGGGTATAGAAACTTATACACTGACGTTTGAAGAAGAAATAGGAGACTACTTTGTGATAGGAAATGAAGCACAAAGAGGCCAAACAATACTCGGTACTGGTATAAACGATAACCCTATAGCATTTGCAGACTACGCAAACTACAGAAAGTCTGCACCTACAATCAAAATATTAGCAACAAGTAAAAAAGATGACAAAGGTAATGTACTTCAAATAATTCTGTCTAATCCTGGCTTAGTAATTATATCTACACAATTTGTAGAAAACATAGTTTATCTACCAGTTGCTGCTGGTGGTTATACGTTACAAGAATCACTAGACGGAAAAGAATGGCTGACTCCACCTTTCCAACCATTTACAGCTTCAATAGCAGCAAATCAAACATCAACATCTGGTACAATTACTAGCAAGCTTCAAACGACTCTTGGTGAGTTAGAATATAATTCATCAACAAGTAGATATGAATTTTCAACTACATCAAATCCACCTAAAGGTACAAAAACATTAAGAGCACATATTGCTGATTTTACTAATGAAGCTACATGGACTAGATTAAATGATAAAGATGCATATCGAAGATTCCAAATCAAAAACTTTGATACTGATCATATAGACATAGCTGATAATGCAACGTATACTATGCAATTAAATGATGGAGAAAATTCATCATCCTCACCTTTAAATAAAGGAAAACAGTTAGAAAACGCTGCTAATTATGCAGCCGCTTTAGGTAATCGTTTTGCTTTACCCCTCAGTGGAGATTCTCAAACCCTTACAATGTTGATGTTCCAACCTATGAATACAAAAACAGGACCAAATGGACCATTCAAATTTAATATTGGATTAGATGATGAACCAGTCGCGCAAAATTTACAATTCGTAAACAATGTATGTCAATTTACTGCTACAATAAATAAAGTAAATTACACAGTTACTATTACTCGAGTTATTAAATAAAAAAAAATTAAATTATGAATCATTTAAAAAAACTTATTAAAGAAGAAATCATTAATATCTTAAGTGAAGAAGATGCTAAAGAAGAAGCAGTAGTAGATGATATAAAAGACGAAATGAGTAGTGTTTTAAAAGCACTAGATGATGAATTAGAAAAACAATCTAAAACTCAAAATGAAGGTCTTTTAACAGTAGCTGGTATTGCTCTTGCTCTTCCTGCTATAATGGGGTTAGTTGCTAAATTTGGTAAAGCTGCAGGTAATACTGTAAGGAAAATTTTAGGAAAAAAACCAACAGATAAAGGTGAATATAATGAATGGATGGCTAAATTAGGAGGTATAGCAGATGATTTACATCATTTGTATATGATTCCTATTAAAAAAATAGTAAGTAAATTTATTAAAGATAAAGCTAAAGCTGATAAAGTATCAAGTGCTATATTTCATGTTATAGTAGCTACATTTTTAGTAATTTCAGGAGCAACTGCTGTAAAAGCACTTCAAGCTAAAAACTTATCTTTGACTACATTAGAAGCTGCTTTAACTGCTGTTAAAGGAGGTGAAGTAAAAGCATTTATATCTAGTATAGCTGGATAAAATAACATATAGACTGATTCATAGCCAGTCGAATTTAAATAATTTTTTTTAGAGCTGTGGCCTAATCTTTGGATTAGGTCACTTTTTTTATTATATTAACGTATTAAAATTTACAAATGGATAAAATAGTAATTGTAGGAGCAGGTGTAGCAGGTGTTAATGCTGCAACCAAATTAGTAGATAATGGGTATCCTGGTGATAAAATCACTATAATTGATATGGGTAAAGACCCATATAATAGACTACCTGAAGAAGTAATGACAGGAATGTTAGGTGCAGGTGGTTGGAGTGATGGTAAATTAACTTATCATACGGAAGTAGGAGGTCAATTATCAAAGTATTGTGGTAAAGATAAAGCAATGGAATTGTTTGATCAAGTTATAGCTAATTTTAAACGTTTCCACCCTAAACCAGAAGAAGTACAATGTTCTGATCCTCAAGCAGAACCTGATTTTATTAAACCATATTTTGGTTTAAAATTATTCCCTGTATGGCATGTTGGTACAGATTATTTACATGAAATAGGTAAAAATTGGTATGATTATTTAGTTAAAAAAGGTATTAATTTTATATGGGAAACTAAAGTTACGGATATTGATTTTAAATATCAACATGTTTTTTTAGGAGAACCAAATACTTGGGCCTCGGAATTAAAATATGATAAACTTATATTTGGTGTCGGTAAATCAGGAATTGATTTTGGAAAACAATTAGCTGAAGATTATAGTTTAGCAACTGAACCTAAAGCAGTACAAATAGGTGTTCGATTTGAAGCACCACAAAAACATTTCCAAAAATTAATAGATATTAGTTATGATTTTAAATTATATAAAAAGTTTGAAGATAAAGGTGTATCATTACGTTCATTCTGTACAAACAATAACGCCGCTTATGTTGCTGCTGAACATACTTATGGTGATGTAAGTTATAATGGGCATGCTAAAAAAGATGAATCATATCGAAATGATATGACTAATTTTGGTATACTAATGGAAATTAGAGGTATAGATAAACCCTTTGATTGGTCTAGGGAAGCAGTTAAAAAATTACAAATTGATGGTGTTGGTACATATTATTCACCAAGCAATAGAACACCATCTAAAACATCAGAAGGTGACTCTGTTAAATGTATTACGGTAGATAGTATAGAACCTTTATTTGAGGCATTAGGAGAAGAATATGCACAATATATAGAAGATTTTATTACAGAAATGGAAATTGTTTTCCCAACACTTGGAGATGATTGGGGTATTTATATGCCTGAAGTAAAATATTTGTCACCTGAACCATTAGTAGATTATCAAGATCTTAGTCTAAATGATTATTCTAACGTACATTTTGTAGGTGATGCTTTAAGTGCAAGAGGTATAACAGTTTCAGGAGCACAAGGTACTTATGTTGCTGAATCTATATTAATGAGTAAGGAAGCAAGGGAAATGGAAAAAAATTCACCTGAATTAAAAGATATAAAATTTTAAAATATGAAAATAGGTTTTTGTGGTACAATGTCTGTAGGTAAGACGACATTAGTTAATGCTTTAAAAGAGTTACCTGAATTTAAAGATTATAAATTTGCTACTGAGCGTAGTGAATATTTAAGGGATTTAGGTATTCCTTTAAATACTGATTCTACACTTAAGGGTCAATTAATATTTTTAGCAGAACGTTCTTCTGAATTATTACAAGAAAATATTATAACAGATAGAACTATAGTAGATGTTATAGCATTTACTAAATCAGCTAAATCCATTTCATGGACTGAGGGGAAACAATTTCAATCATTAGCTGAAAATTTAATTAATGATTATGATTTTTTATTTTATGTTTCTCCTGAAGGTGTAAAATTAGAAGATAATGGGATTAGAACGATTGATAAAGAATATCGAAAAGAAATTGATAAATCAATAAAAGGTATAATTGGAGATAAACTAGGTAAACATCCTAAATATACGGAAATATCGGGCTCTACTGAGGAAAGAATAGAAAAAATTAAACAAGCAATATTCCAGTAATATTTATAAATAAAACATACTAGAATGAAAAAGACTCGTTTACTTGAAATTATACGTGAAGAAATTGATGCTGCATTAAATGAAATTCCTTTTATAGGTCCTGATAGTCAATATGACTTTGCATATGATGATGAAACAGGTAAAATAGAAAAAGGTATTTTAGGAAATGCTATAAAAAATGCTATTAATGTAATTAAAGGTATGGGAATTGAATCTACCCCAGAAATATCTAAAATAATAGTAGGTAAAAAAGCTAGAACTAGCCCTAATTCTCCCCCTGAACTTGTTTCAGCTTTAGTTGCTGTAGACGATGCTGTAGCAAAACAAAGAGATACTTTTGATGAACCTAAAATTCTTCAAATAGTTAGTAAAATGGCTAATGAACCAAAGTCTGGAATCCCAGATTTAAGTAAATACACTTCAGGTGAAAAAACTTTTTCAGATAAATTACAACGTCCACAAACAGAAAAAGCTATAGATAGAATTTTAAATCCAAAAAAAACTAAAGTAGCAGAACCAACAACTGCATCAGAACCAATAGTTACTAAACCAGATTCAGATGATGAAGCTCCTTCTGGTGACGCTGAAATAGAAAAAGCAGCTAGAGGTAGAGATGAATTAGTTAAACAATATAGAAGAGTTATGGATACCTATAAAGAAAAAAAATCAACAGAAGGTGATAAAGAAGCTTTAGAGTATCTAAAAACTAAACAAGATATTGTTAAAAAATATAAAAAGGCCCAAAAAGTAGAGGCTTAATATGAATAAAGAAATTAAATTAAAGTTATGGCATATTTTAGTATGTGTAGTAGTTTTTACATCTTTACTATACTTTACTATTGTTACGGCATTTTCACCTGTTCAAGTAGGTGATTATACTGACCAAAAACAAAAAATTGATAGTTTAAATAATGTCATAATAGGATTAGAAGGTAAACAAGTAGAATTAAATCAATCCATTGTTTATCAACAACTTGAAATTGATGTTTTAAATAAACAAATTGATAGTACAAGTAAAGAAATAATGCAAGTAAAAAAATATTATGGTAAAAAAATTAAAGCTATTACTACCTATACTCCTACTCAGCTCGACGATTTTTTCACAAAAAGATATCAATAAAATTTGTTTTGATTATGATATTGCTAAAAAAATAGCAGTTGATTTAGTTAAAGGTGACTCTGCAATAGCAGAACTTGATAAAACTAATCAATTACTTTTAGATTTAAATACAAAATCCCTTAGACAAGACAGTATTATTTCAGATTTTGAAAATAAAGATGCTAATTATATTCTTCAAATACAAAATTATAATCAAATAGGTGAACAAAGATCTTTAATTATTAAGGGTTTAGAAACTGATGTAAGTAAACTACAAAAATCAAATAATAGATTAAAAAAAGGTCTTAAATGGTTAGGTGGGGGATTCGTGGTTACCTTAACTCCTTTAATTATATTAATAGCGATAAGATAATATGAATCAAGATCTTAAAAAGAAAATACGAGAAGAATATGTAAGATGCGCTGCATCACCTGCATATTTTATGCGTAAATATTGTTATATTCAACACCCTAAAAGAGGCAGAATACAATTTAATTTATACCCTTTTCAAGATCGTGTATTAACTTTATTTCAAGAAAATCCATATTCAATAGTTTTAAAGTCTAGACAGTTAGGTATATCTACACTAACAGCAGGCTATTCATTATGGATGATGTTGTTTAATCAAGATAAAAATATACTTTGTATAGCAACAAAACAGGAAACAGCTAAAAATATGGTTACAAAGGTTAAGTTTATGTATGATAACTTACCTTCGTGGCTTAAAGAAAAACAGAAACCATCAGAAGATAATAAATTAACCCTTAGATTAAATAATGGTTCCCAAATAAAAGCCACTTCAGCAAGTTCAGATGCTGGTCGATCAGAAGCAGTTTCTTTATTAATAATTGATGAGGCCGCCTTTATTAATAATATAGGTGAGATATGGGCATCAGCTCAACAAACATTAGCAACAGGTGGTGGTTGTATTGCATTATCAACCCCATATGGTACAGGAAATTGGTTCCATAAAACATGGGTTTCTGCTGAAATGAGTGAAAATAGTTTTTTACCCATTAGATTACCTTGGGAAGTTCATCCTGAACGAGACCAAAATTGGAGAGACCAACAAGATGCCGATTTAGGAATAAGAATGGCAGCACAAGAGTGTGATTGTGATTTTTCTACTTCTGGTGATACTGTATTTTATGCTGAAAATGTTGATTACTTTGAAAAAGAATGTATTAAAGAACCTTTAGAAAAAAGAGGAATTGATAAAAATCTATGGGTATGGGAACCAGCTGACTATTCAAAAGACTATTTAGTTGTAGCTGATGTTGCTCGTGGAGATGGGAAAGATTATTCAGCATTTCATGTGTTTGATGTTGAAACATTTACACAAGTTGCTGAATATAAAGGTCAAATGGGTACTAAAGATTTTGGTAATTTGTTAGTTGGT